TGCATTGTTATGGTATAAATGCTGAATCTCTTGAGTGGAATGAAATGGCTTACATGCACCGAAATATGGGTAAATTACATGGAGCAGCTGATTATTCAGGTTTTGATGCGTCAATAACAGCACAACTACTTGCACATGCGTATGATGTGGTGGCTAGATTTTACCCACGGACGGAGGATAAAAGAGCTGTTGATTGTTCAAGTGTTGAAAGCAGAAACCATTTCGTTTACATGTATGGTGGTATTTGGCATTGTGCACAAGGGAACCCATCAGGGTGTGTTATGACGACCGTGATAAACTGTGTTGTGAATCATTTACTCCTGAGTTATGCTTGGATAAAACATTTTAAATCGATTGGAGATCTGGATATGGTGAGTTTTTCTAGTTGGAGAAAGAACTTTGTCTGTCATGTGTATGGTGATGATTTCATATACACTGTGTCAGAGAGAGCAAAAAGTTTCAACTGTAAGGCTTATGCGCGTGTACTTCTGGAAACGGGTCAGGAAATTACATCCCCTGACAAAAGTCCAGAAATAAAGGAGTTTTATGCATGGAATGATCTAACATTACTCAAAAGATCTTTTGTGATTAACCCTTTCAGTGGACCTAAAACCATTTATGTTGGACCAGTTGACAAAGAAGTTATTGAGGAGGTTCCAAGATGGATGCATAAGAATTCGGATGATGATGCTCTTATATCAAGCATAACCGCTACATTAAGATTGGCAGCTTTGTGGGGTCAAGAGTATTACAACTTCATATGCTCTGAACTTCGAAAATCCCACACAGCAAACTTGATCATGGCTAAGATCTGTGCACCTGAAATCATGAACGAGGTGAGTGCTCCTTACGTTTCTCATCAACAAGTCAAGGTTCAGAAGGTTGTTGCATTTTACATGTCGGACAAAGATACAAACAATGAAGATCGTTGCTTGTCCAATCTGTGCACTGATCATGACTTCACTTACAACTTTGATGGGAAAGATATAGTTGTGAATTGTGCAGAGAAAGCATATGCATTGGAAAAAGCAAAACATTTTGGATCTGTTGAATCGATTGTGCCACTTATCAAAGAAAAATCAGGTGGTGCGTGCGCTCGTTTATGTCATAAAATCAAAG